ATATTAATTTTCTAAAGCTGATTTACCGTATTGGTTTAAAGCGTTATTCATTTTTTCAGGACCTACTTGTATATTTACTGGTCTAACTGCTAAACTTTCTAATAAATCATTAGTTTTCTTATCAGCATCACGTTTAGCGGCTTCTTCAGCTTTTCTCTTAGCTCTATCTTCTTCTAAACCACTAACTAAACCACCAATACCTCCAATTAAACCACCGATAGCAGCTCCCCAAGGTCCAAAAGCAGCGCCCATTAACGCTCCAGAAGCAGCACCTCCTAAGGCACCAACAGCTGTTTTGCCTCCTCCAGCTTCCATATTTGATGTTACACCAGCAGTTAACATTCCAACTCCCATACCGGCTAAACCTAAGCCCATACCACTACCCATAAATCCTCTTAATCCACCACCAGCTCCGGCTGGTATTGCTCCTAATCCTGCTTTATACTGTTGAAATCCAGCTGCTCTTTGAGCTGAGTTTAATCCTTGTCCTGCTACTGATTTTTGATATTGATTCCATGTCATTCCTGTTCCTCCTCCCATACTAGATCCCATAGCAGGTGCCATACCTGCTTTTCCAGCTCCTGCTAATTCAACTATCATTGGATTTAGTCTTGTACCTCTTAAAGCTTTCATTACCATAAATGCGGCAGGTAATGTTAATAAAGCTGCTCCTAAAGCATTTCCTAATCCTCCACCTGTTATACTTCCAAACCCACTAAGCATTTTACCTACAAAACCAAGAATTTTTTCCATCTGATGGAATAAAGTTAACATTGGTCCTGATGTAATTTTAACTAAGATTTGTCTTAATTTATCAAATATTTCTTTTTGTTCATCAGCTAATGATTTTTGTTCTAATTGTTGTCTAACAGCATCTGATATTTCTATATTATGTTCTTTAGCATATTTTAATTGTTCTTCAGCTGATGCTTTTGCTTTATCACCTAATTTAGCTTCAAATTCTTGTTTACGAAGCATTGTAGACATATCTTGAACTGTCATACCAAATGCTTCAGCGTATGCTTTTCTTTGGATAACATTCATTTTTTCAAAATTATGAATATTACCTACTTGTTGAGCTACTTCATTTGTTAATTTTGTTAAATCACCTGATAAAGCAGCTTCTCTAGCTTTTTCTAAGTTAATAGCTTTACCAGTTAATAATTCTGCTTTTAATTCGTTTTCAATTGATGACTCAAAATTAAGTAATGATTCACCTATTTGATCTACTTTATCTAAAGATAATCCTAATCTATCAGCGTTCATAACTGCCGCTACTAACGCTTGAGTATTGCCTTTAAATTTAACTAATATATCTGAACTTGTTCCACTTACTTTATCTAATACTTTTTGTAATTGTAAAGTACCACCATTTTGTCTTTTTTGCTCATTATATGTTCTAGCGGTTACATTTAATATATCTAAACCATTTTGCCCTTGTTCAATTCCTAATTCAACTAATTTAGCTCCACTTTCAGCGCTTAATCCATAATAATGAGAAAAACGAGCAGCTGCTTCAGCATTTTTATCACCTAAGTCAACAGATGAATTTAAAACACTTTTTAATTCCATCGCTGATTTAGTTATACGCTCAGCTGTTACGAAACTATCTTTAGTAGTATTAGAATAAGCAAAAGCTCGGTCATATAATTCTTTAGACGCTTCTTTACTTATGCCTAATTGTCTAGCTTGATCTGTAAGAGTTTGATCTAAATCTTTATTAAGATCCCATATTTTTTTATATATAACAGCTAACGCTGCTGCTTGTACTAAAGGATCTTTTAATCCTTCTTTTAATTGTTTACCAGCTGTTTTTAAACCAGCAGCAAAAACATTACTATTTCCGGCTGCTTGTCTCATATTTTGGTTTATTTCACCAAAATTAATGCTTTCGCCTATAATAGGAAGTTTCTCTAAACCTTTAAGTAATTTACCTGTTAAACCAGTAGCTTCATCTATTAATTCATTTTGTTCTTTTAAAATAAGAGCAGCTTCTTTTTCAGCATCAAGTTGTTTTAATTCTAATTGTAGTTGACCAAATAATTTAACATTTTTATCTTTAGCGGCTAAATTGATTTGACGTTGTATTCTATCTTCATCACGTGATATATCACGTAATGTTTTAGATATATCTTTAGTTTCTAATAAACCATTACTAAAATCTTCAGTATATGATGATAATGTTCTAGCAGTTTTAGATAAACTGTTATATATACTTTTAAGTTCAGAAATTTGTCTTTTACCTGCTTCACTTGATTTAACAAATTGAATTTGTTTAGTAGCGATATCAGTCAGACTGCTTTCAATTTCATCAAATTGATCATTCAATAATGATAAAACATCTTTTTGTTTCTGGTACTCGACCGTTGCCGCTGCTATTTCAGCAGCTGTAGGAGTTGTATTTGGCATTTAATATAATTCAGTTTATATCGAGTATAAATATGAAGAGCACCTATTTTTTAGGCGCTCTTGCTTTAAATGCGAAATCTGGTATTGGAGGTGGGGCTAATTTACCTGGTTTAGATGATTTATCATCAATTAAATTTCCGTTACCAAATTTCTTTTCTATTTCTTCATTTTGTTTCTCATGAGTTTCTATTAATTTTTGTATATAAAAACGTCTATATCTAAGAGGCATATTATATATTTCATCATGTGTAAAACCACCATTACTATGATAACAAAGTGTAAATATTTCTTCTAATATTATTTTTTTATAAGCTGGTGTCAGGCCAAAAAAAGTTAACCCCAATTGGTAAGTCAACGCCCTCCACTACGTCACCATTAGCTTTAGTAAAACTAACTTTTAAATTAACATCTGGTGATACTTTACTAATATATTCACGTAAAGCTCTAACGTCTCTAGCTAACATATTATCAACAAATTCTCTAACAGTAGCTGTTTCTCTATCACCATTAACTGCTAAAATAGTATGTTTTAAACGTGTAGTGACATCATACGAACCTTGAGCATTTACTTTTTTTAATCCAGTAATTTCTTTATCTAATTTAGCTTCATCACCATGTGTTAATAACTTAAATGTTACTACTACTTTAGAAAATGGTAATTCAAAATTAAATTCGTTTTTACCTGGTGTATATAATGTTTCATCTAATGGTTTAGCATCTAATGATGATAAATCTGCATTTACTCTTTCTGATGCTCCTGTATTAGGATCAGTGTACATAAAATCATACTCTTTACCATAACCTAAAATACGAGCTGCTAATAAAATAGCATTTTTATCACCATTTAATAACTCGTTAAAATCAATAGGTGTAACAATCATAGATTGTAATAACTTGTCAATAACTGTTCCTTGACGAATAAAGTTAGCATTAGATAGAATATCCTCTTCTTTTGCTGTCATATACTTCATTTCAATTACACCTTTAGATAATGGTGATTCTTTAGGATAAATTAAACCTTTAGAAGGTAATTCGATTTGTTCTGTTGGGTATTTGAACTTTTGTTCCATAACGTTTATATTGTTTTATATATATAAATATATAAAAATAAAAAAAGCCGTCCTTTTGGGACGGCTTTAATTTTATGTTTTTTAGATTAGTAGTTCAAGATACAATAATCCATAGCGATTGTGGTACTGATGCTTACATAAGCCTCATTTGCCCAATCGTATTCACCAAAGTTAGCTTCTTTAACATAAGCGCCTTTGATAATCCACTCACCTACTACATCACCAACTGGTCCTAAGATATCTAAACGTAAATCTTTTTTATAGAAATCAGAATATCCATCTCTACCTGTTACTGATTCATGTGCTAAACGAGCCCATTCCATTACTGCTTGAGCACCACTTGGAGTTACTGGATCGTATAATTCTAAAGTCATATCGTTCCATCTAACTTTACCTTTTACTTTACGGTAAACGTTGATATGATCTAATATGATTTCACCTGCGTTAAATGATGGTGAAGATGCTTTTCTAATCATGTAAGAAGGAATACCATCAATGTACATGATAAAGCGATTCTGAACTTTAGGTTCAAACGCGGTGAACATTATTTCTGTAGGGTCTAATACTGCCATGTTATTATGTGTTTAATATAAATATTAATAATTATTTTTTCTGCGCAATCGGTTGATTAGATTGTTTTTGGTTTTTAACATCTATATCTGATTGCATTTTGTTTAAGTAAACTAAAACTTGTTTGTAGTTAGGATCATTTGGAACATTTGTTTTTAAAATGTCTTTATTATTGATCATAAATTTCATTAAAGCTTCAGCTACACGAGCAAAATCTTTTTTACTACCAACTGAACGTAATATATTTTTTAATGATGAAGTAACGACAGCAACTGCTTTATCAGCAGCTGCGTCGTCTTCAAATTCTTGTAATTTTTTAGTTTCCATTAATCTATATTAATTAAGCTCCGAATTCTACACCTGTAGGTAAGATATTGAAATCTAATAAGATAAATTCAGCTGTACGAGTTGGTTGTAAGTAAATTTGTCCTACTAATTGATTTCTATCAATTACATCTGGAGTGTTATTTGTATCATCCATTACTACTTTGAACGCATATAAACCTTGTCTTTGTTGTACACTTTCTAAGTATGGAGTAACTTGAGATAAAAATCTATTTCTTGTTACAGTTGTATTTTGTTCAAATATTAATGTTTTACCTACATTACCAATGTAACGTTTTAAAGCGATTAATAAACGACGAACATTGATACGATCTAAAGCACTAGCTTTTTGTTGTAATGTTTTCTGACCAAATGCTGTAACACCTACGTTAGGGAATGTAGCGATTGGATTTACTTTACCAGCATATAAATTATCACGGTTAGTTGGAGATAATTTTCTTTCTGCTTGAATTACACCACCTAAACCACCACGGTTTAAACCTGCTGGAGCGAACCATTCAGCACTTACATTATCA